GGAGCACGGCACCCGCGCCCACGGGCCGGTGCAGGCCAAGATGCTCAGGTTCCGTCCCAAGGGGCAGGCAGCCTTCGTGTTCGCCAAGTGGGTGCGCGGCATCAACCCCGGCAACTTCTTCCGCAACGCCCTGTCCCAGTTGTCCGTGCGGGACTTCTTGTACTGACGTAGTACTCTGAGCGGCATGGCGATTGAAATCACACCGCAGAAGCGGCAGGGCATTCCCGTGAAGTTGATCGGCGTGGAGTACGCCGCCCGCCCGCCTAAGAGCATGGTCGCTCTCCGCCTGGCACAGCAGGCGCAGAAGGCGGGCGATGACCCGGAGGCATCGATCAAGGCCCTGACGCAGTGGCTGACGATGACATTCGGGAAGAAGGACACCGCCGCCATCCTCAAGCGGCTGGAGGACCCGGATGATGACCTGGACATCCCCCACATCGCGGAACTGATGGAGAAGGTCACCGAGGCGGTGTCCGGAAACCCTACTACGTCGTCCTGAGGTACGCGCAGATCGCGCTGGACCAGTGGGACACCCTGGACGGGCACCTCGTCGGGCACGGAGCCAAGCCCCTTGACCGGCTGCCGCTGCGTCGCTTCTGCTCCTTCGTGTGGTGGATGGTGACGCGCAACGCCGAGGAGAAGGACGTGGAGCAGTTCCGCATCCAACTCTGGCGTCCGCCACTGGGGGCACAGACGGAGATTCCTGCGGAGTCACCGTGGAGTGCGGAGAATGAGACACGGGCGTTCCAGTCCCTCAAGAGCGCGTTGAACGCCTAGTAGTACCATCACAGGTGAGGCTGGAGGCACCCTCACCATTCAGACCGCTCGCTGGCGTGTAGGGCCGGGGCCACCTGAGGAGAGGTGAGCACCCCGTGGCTATCGGCGGAAGCATCGGTGAAGCCTTCATCACCGTCTCGGCTGATGCGCGCCGGTTCTCCGGGGACCTCTCTGCCAGGATCACCCCCGCGCTCTCCCGCATCGGCGGCATGGTGGGGGACGCCCTCAAGGTCTCCCTCAAGACAGCAGGGCTTGCGGCAGGCACCGTCGCCGTCGCGGCTATCGGGGAGACCGTCAGCGGCGGTCTCAAGCGCCTCTCAGGTCTGGACACCGCCAAGGCCCGCCTCAAGGGCATCGGGGTAGAGGGGCGCGCCCTGGACGGGGTGATGCAGCAGATCATCTCCTCGGTCGAGGGCACCTCCGTCAGCCTGGACGGCGCGGCGAGCGCGGCGGCGCTGCTGATGACCTCCGGGGTCAAGGCGGGGGATGAACTGGATGACGCGCTCGCCGGTCTCATCAACACCACCGCCGCCACCGGTGCCTCCATCGATGAGATCACGCAGATCTGGCAGAAGATGGCAGCGACCGGCAAGGTCGGCACCGAGCAACTGAACCAACTCGCTGAGCGAGGGGTAAGCGGGCTGGCGGCGCTGGCCGCTGAGTTCGGCATCACCCAGGAGCAGGCACAGGAGATGGTGTCTGCCGGTGAGGTGTCCTTTGAGGACCTGAACCGGGCGATGAAGAACAACCTTGGGGACATGGCCGAGGCAGTCGCCTCTTCCATGTCCGGGATGCTCGCCAACTTCCGCACCGGCTTCGCGATGATCGGTGCCGGGGCGCTGGAGCCGTTCTTCGATGCGTTCAAGATCGGCCTGGCCCCGATGGTTGAACTCATGTACGACCTCGCTGCGGCCACGACCGAGGCTGCTGCACCCCTGTCCGGGAAGTTGACCCCGGCAGCGGAGGCGTTCGCCGCAGCGGTTGAGAAGGTCGATGTCTCAGCGGCCTTCGACCGGGTGACCTCCTCCATCAGCAACCTCAAGGGCCTGCTCATCCCCCTCGCAGGGGCAGCCCTCGGGGCCATCGGTCCTCTCGTTTCCGGCGTCCCTGTCCTGGGTAGCCTGCTGCAGGGGCTGACCGGCCCGGTCGGCATCGTCCTGTCGCTGATGGGGCTGATGGTCGCCAAGTCCGAGCCGCTGCGCAACGCCCTCGGTGGGGCGTTCGAGAACATCATGGACACTCTCGTGTCCCTGTCCCCGGTGTTCGAGGCCGCTTCCCGGCTGGTGGAGGTGCTGGCCGCGTCGATGGGTGACGTGCTCGCCTCAGCAATCAACACCCTCGTGCCGCCGATGTTGAACCTCGTGGAGGCCGCCGGGCCGCTGCTGACGACGGCGATCAACCTGCTCGCTGACGGGCTGGCGGCGATCACTCCCTACATGTCCACCCTCGTCCCCCTCATCCTCGGCCTCGTGGGGGCAATGAAGGCGTGGAGCGCCGTCACCGGCATCATCACCGGCCTGCAGGCAGGCTTCATCGCCGGTACCTATGGCGCTGCAGGTGCCTCCTACGCCCAGGGCACTGCCGCCAAGGTCGCCGCCGCAGGCACCCGCATCTTCAACGCCGCCCTCAAGGCCAACCCGATCCTCAAGATCATCGGCCTCATCACCCTCATCGTCAGCGCCCTCATCTACTTCTTCACCCAGACCGAGACGGGGAAGGCGATCTGGGACAAGGTGTGGGGCGGGATCAAGGCCGTCGCACAGACGGTCGCGGACTGGTTCACTGGGACGCTCCTGCCGATCCTGCAGGGGGCCTGGGAGGGCATCCAGGCCGCCGCAGCGGCGGTCGCTGACTGGTACCAGGCGAATCTGGCACCGGTGTTCGAGGCGGTCGGTGAACTCATCTCTGCCGTATTCGAGCGAGCCGCCCAGATCATCGGTCCCATCTTCGAGGGCATCAAGTCCGATGCGAGCGCGTTCGGTGAAGCCCTCTCGGTCGTGTGGGGGTGGATCAGCGAGCGGTTCGAGGCCGCGTGGACCACCGTGCAGGCCATCTGGGACACGGTGGGGCAGCCGATCATCGACGTGATGACCGCCGCGTGGAACATCCTCGTATCGGCGCTGAGCACGGTCTGGGAGAACATCAAGGTCGTCATCGAGACGGCCCTGTCGGTGATCCAGAACATCATCCAGGCCATCACCGCCGCCATCCAGGGTGACTGGTCCGGGGCCTGGAACCACATCAAGGCTGCCGCCCAGGCCGTCTGGAACGGCATCAAGCAGGTCGTCCAGAACGGCATCAACTTCGTCAAGACCGTCATCACGAACGTGGTGAACGCGGTCAAGTCCGTCTGGTCCACGGCGTGGAACGTCATCAAGACCGTCGCCGCGAACATCTGGAACGGCATCAAGAACACGATCAGCAACGCGATCAACTCGGTGCGGTCCACGATCACGAACCGCGTCAACGCGATCAGGTCCACCTGGTCCTCGGTGTGGAACGCGATCAGGAACGTCGCTTCCTCGGTGTGGAACGGCATCAAGTCCGTCATCTCCGGTGCCATCAACTCGGTGCGCAGCACCATCACCGGGCGCGTCAACTCCATCAAGTCCACGTGGTCGAGCGCGTGGAACACGATGAAGTCCCTCATCTCCAACGTCTGGAACGGCATCGTCTCCGGCGTGCGCAACGGGATCAACAACACCATGAGCGCGGTGCGGAGCATCAAGAGCCGCATCACCGGCTTCTTCTCCGGGGCAGCCTCCTGGCTCATCAGCGCAGGCCGCAACATCATCAACGGCCTCAAGAACGGCATCCAGAACGCCATCGGCGGGGCCATCGACGCGGTGCGCAACGGCGTGAGCCGCATCCGCAACCTCCTGCCCTTCTCCCCCGCCAAGGAAGGGCCGCTGTCCGGGCGCGGGTACACGCTCTACTCCGGGCAGGCGCTCGCCAGGGACCTCGCCAAGGGCATCGAGTCCCAGGAGGGGACTATCGCTGGGGCCGCGCGCCGGATGGCCGCACAGGTGCAGGCACCGTTCCAGGGCATCAGCCTGACCGGTGACATCCCCTCGATGCATCGCAGCACCTCCACCAACGTCACCCTGACCGCGCCTAACGGCCCGGATCGGATGTCCCTGGACAAGCAGGACATGGACTACATTGCAGATCGCCTAGCGGGGACGCTGTGGCCCGCCGCACGGGCTACCCGGATGGTGGAGGACATCGCCAGCATGGGTAAGACGAGGATGAGGATGGGAGTGAACGGCTGATGGCTAGCGCGTGGGGCGATTGGACTGCCCGCTCCTCATCCCAGCAGCGGTTCCGGCTGGGAATTGACTACACCGTGTCCGGCACCCGGATCACGATCACTCGGTACAAGGTGCAGGCTGCCTTCTCCATCAACCAGGGCGTCACTCTCGTGCGCTCCGGGTCGATGAGCGGGTCAGTGGACTTCAACTTCAACACCGGTGGCGGGGTCGTCAACATCTCCGGCTCCGGCGGGACGATCAACGGCTCTCGCGGGTCTACCTACACCATCGGTGGGCGCGTCAACGGCATCTACAACGGCCTCGTCCCCACCATCTCCCACCGCATCACCATCCCCGCCGCAGCCCCAAACACACCGGCTGCCCCGACCATCAGCAACATCGGGGCACGCAGCGCGAGGCTCAACTGGAGTCCGCCCAACAACAACGGCGCGTCCATCACCCGGTACGGGTACCGGGTGGAGCGCGGTGGCAACTTCATCGATGGCGGATACACCAGCAACACCTACGGCAACGTCTCCGGGCTGGACCCGAACACGCGCTACGGCGCGCGGGTGCGGGCACAGAACAGCGCGGGCTGGTCCTCCTCCTCCTCGTTCCGGTACTTCACCACCGACGCGGTAGCACCGAACCGGCCCGCCACCCCCTCGGTGTCGAACATCACCAGCCGAGGCGTCACCGTCTCGTGGAGCGCGCCGAACAACAATGGCGCGTCGATCACTGACTACCAGGTGCGCGTCTTCGGGCCGGGTGGTGG